ATGACATTACCTTTTAAAGAACCATCAGCTACTTTATTACAACTTATGGGTGTCGTGGTAGATGCAGGGCAACGATTCGCTTCGATTGCCGATATGCAAGTAGGAGATGGGAACCAACAGGCAGCGGTGGGCACGACAGTAGCCATGTTGGAGAGAGGATCTAGAGTTATGTCAGCGATACATAAAAGATTGTATGCTGCCATGAAAAAAGAATTTACTATTCTTGCTAGAGTCTTTAAAACTTATTTACCACCAGAATATCCTTACGATGTTGTTGGTGGACAAAAACAAATTAAACAATCTGACTTTGATGACAGAGTAGATATCTTACCGGTAGCTGATCCTAATATATTTTCTCAAACACAAAGAATATCTATTGCACAAACAGAAATGCAATTAGCAGCGTCTAATCCAGAGTTACATAATCAGTATGAAGTGTTTAGAAACATGTATGAAGCTTTAGGTGTTAAAGATATTGATTTAATTTTAAAAAAACCAGAACAACCAGCACCATTAGATCCGGCGTTAGAACATATTGCAGCAATGGGTTCAAAACCATTCCAAGCTTTCCCAGGTCAAGACCATAGAGCACACATGACTGCGCATTTAAATTTTCTTGCAACTAATTTAGCTAGAAATGCACCAATGGTTAGTGCTGCGGTACAAAAAAACTGTATGGAGCACATAAGTTTAATGGGTCAAGAACAAATTGAGTTAGAATTTAGAGATGAATTGCAAGAACTTGCAAAAATGCAACAGATGATGCAACAGAATCCACAAATTCAACAACAAATGGTACCACTACAACAAAAGATTGAAGCCAGAAAAGCTATTTTGATTGCTGACATGACAGAAGACTACATGAAGGAAGAAAAAGAGATTACTGGAGACTTTGGTAATGATCCTATTGCACAATTAAGAGCAAGAGAGTTAGATATCAGAGCACAAGACAACGAACAGAAAAGAAAAGACGCTGAAGACAGATTAAATCTTGAGAAAATGAAAACAATGATGAATCAAAGCGTACAATCAGAAAAAATGGATCAAACAGAAGAGTTAGCAGAACTTAGAGCTAATACTTCTCTTGAAAAACAAGAAATGGCTAATGAAGCAAGAGAAAAATTAGCTATGTTAAAAAATAGGGGGAATTAATTACATGATTGATAAAAAAGAAAAAAAGACTTTAACAAAACATAAAATACACCATACGGCAAAACATATGGCGCAAATGAAAAAAGATATGAAAAAAGGTGTAACTTTTAACAAGTCACATATCAAAGCTATGAAAAAGGTGGGTGCATAATGTGGTTTAGTGCAATTAAATTAGCAGTTTCAGCTGGAAGTAAAATTTACGCTAATAAACAGAAAACTAAAATGGCAATGTCAGATGCACAGCTTATGCATGCATCTCGTATGGCTGAAGGTAAAGAAGCTTACCAAGGAAAACTACTTGAAGCCCGTCAATCAGATTGGAAGGACGAGGCAGTTTTAATAATTTTAAGTTTGCCAATAGCAATCCTGGCCTGGGCAGTCGTAAGTGACGATCCAACAGCAATGGACAAAGTAAAGCTATTTTTTGATATGTTTTCAGAGCTACCTAAATGGTTTACTAATTTATGGATACTTGTTGTAGCATCTATTTATGGTATAAAGGGAACACAAATATTTAAAAACGGAGGAAAAAAATAATGCCAGGAAAAGAAATTAAAGGAAGAAGTAAAAGAGCAATGTATAGCAATGGTAAGTTAGTTGGTAATCAATCTAAAATAGATGTAGCTCCACCAAAAGGAGTTATAAATGAAAAAGATTTTAAAGTACTTAACCAAGCCAAATCAAAAGCAAAAACTATGAGAACAACAGTTAAGGCTGGCGGCATGATGAGAAAAAAAGTCATGGGCGGTGGTAGTATGATGAGAATGGAAAAATCTATGGGTGGCGGACTTTACGAAAACATTAAAAAGAAAAAAGATAGAATTGCAGCGGGTTCAGGTGAGAAGATGAGAAAAGTTGGAGCTAAAGGTGCACCTACTGCTCAAAATTTTAAAGACGCAGCAAAGACAGCTAAGAAAGCGTAATGTTAAAGTCTAGGGGCGTAAGTAGAATACTTCTTAAAAACGGTAGTTCTCCTGCGTGGACTAGAAGCGAAGGTAAATCAAAATCTGGTGGACTGAATGAAAAAGGACGTAAGTCTTATGAAGCAGCTAATCCAGGATCTGATTTAAAAGCACCTCAACCGGAAGGTGGAGCAAGAAAGAAATCATTTTGTGCTAGAATGCGTGGAATGAGAAAAAGACAAAAACCAAGCAACAATACAGGTGACGATAGATTATCTAAGTCACTAAGAAAGTGGAAATGTTAATATGACAAAAAAAGCAAAACTACAAAAAGTAATTAAAGGCTTAAACAAAGCTTCTAAATTACATGCAGGCCAAGCTAAAGTATTAAAAGGCATGGTAAAAAAAGACAAGACAAAGAAAGCCTAAATATGATGGACCCATTAGTAGTCGTATCTAAAATGCAAAAAATGATGCGAGATAGCTTACAAAGAGTCGGCGATGCCATGATAAGTGGTGGTGTTGACAATATGGAAAAATACCAGTATATGTTAGGGCAAGCAAGAACATATCAATATCTATTACAGGAAATCTCTAACCTGCTAGAAGAAAAGGAGCAAAAAAATGAGCACGGAAAAGTTGTCGACATCAATGAAGGAAGTTCCAAAACATAGGAACGCACTTTCAGAAAAGTATAAAGAAGAATCTAAAGGTGAACGAGAACCTTTAAATCCAGAAAATATCAAAGACGTAAAAGATCAATTACCGGAACCCTCTGGTTATAGACTTTTAGTTTTACCTTTCACACCGAAAGAAAAAACTAAGGGTGGAATAATTATGGCTCAAGAGTCTTTGGAAAAATTAAGGATAGCTACAAATTGTGGTTATGTTTTAAAAGTTGGACCATTAGCATATTATGACAAAGAAAAATTTCCTACAGGACCTTGGTGTAAAAAAGGTGAGTGGGTTGTCTTTGCAAGATACGCTGGATCACGATTACCAATAACTGGCGGAGAAGTCCGTCTTTTAAATGACGATGAAGTTTTAGGAACTATAAAAGATCCTGAAGCTGTGTTGCATAACATATAAACATAGAAGGAGTAAAACTATGCCAGAAACTGAAAAACAAGATCTAGTTGACATTGATACATCGGGACCCGGTGCTGATGTTCAATTAGAAGAAGAAACGGTAACGGAAGCACCAGCAGAAGAAGTTGTTGTTGAAGAAGAAACCAAAGCACCTGCAGAAGACAAATCTTTTGAGAATGAAAGAGAAGTTAAACTGGAGAAAAAAGCTGAGGAACCAAAAGAAGAACTCGAAGTATATAGCGAAGGAGTTCAAAAAAGAATTTCTAAACTTACTAAGAAATGGAGAGAAGCAGAAAGACAAAAAGAAGCTGCTTTAGAGTTTGCAAAAGGAGGTCAAGTTGAATTAGAACAATTAAAAACAAAAGTTTCTAGACTTGAACCTGGTTATGTAAACGCCATGGAAGGTAAATTAAAAACTGGTTTAGAGGCGGCTAAGGCACAACTATTAAGAGCAAGAGAAGCTGGAGATATTGATGCTGAAGTTAATGCGCAAAAAGAAATTGGTAGAATTGGTATTGAAGAATCTAAAGTTAATACTTTAAAAAATAGATACCAACAACAAGCAGCGCAAGCGCCTGCTGCACCTAGAACATTAGATCAAGCTGTTCAAGCACCTCCTGCAGATCCAAAAGCAGAGGCCTGGGCAGACAATAATGATTGGTTTGGTAAGGATAATGCAATGACTTATACTGCATTTGATCTACATGATAAGCTAACCAAGAACGAAGGTTTTGATCCACATTCAGACGATTATTATAAAGAAATAGATAGACGAATGCGTCTTGACTTTCCGCATAAGTTTGATAAACAAGTGGTATCGGAAGGAACGACCAAACCTACACAAACAGTAGCGTCAGCAACGCGAAGTGTTAAACCTGGTCGCCAAACTGTGAGACTCACTTCATCGCAGGTAGCAATTGCTAAAAAATTAGGAGTGCCATTAGAAGACTATGCGAAACAATTAAAAATAATCACGAAGGAGATATAAGCATATGCAAAAAGATACAATAAAAGCTTCCCGTGCGAGTCAAACTAGAGTTAAAGAAGTAAGAAAACAAGTTTGGACTCCACCATCATCTTTAGATGCACCCCCTGCACCAGATGGATATCATCACAGGTGGATAAGAGCCGAGTCAATGGGTTTTGACGATACAAAAAACATGGCCGGTAAGCTGAGATCAGGTTACGAATTAGTGAGAGCTGATGAATACCCTGACACAGATTATCCAGCGATTGATACAGGTAAGTACAAGGGAGTGATCGGAGTTGGCGGACTATTGCTGGCTAGGATATCTTTAGAGTTAGTTAAATCGCGTAAGGAGTATTTTGATAACCTTACACAACAAAAAGACGACGCGATCAATGATGACCTTATGAAGGAACAGCACCCAGGAATGCCTATCGATATTGATAGACAGACCCGTGTAACCTTCGGTGGTACAAAAAAAGACTAATAATTTTTTAGTAATTTTTGCCAACGAATTCAATTAATTGTGACTGGAGGTCCGTAAGGACAGGTCACTAAAGGAGAAAATAATATGGCAAACCAAGACGCAGCTTTCGGATTAAAACCCCTAGGCAAAATTGGACAGTCAGCAGATAATAACGCAGCTACTGAATATGAAGTAGCAGCAAGTGCTTCAGCTTTTGCTCAAAACGACCTTATGGTTGCTTTGGCAGCAGGAACTGTTGGCATAGGCGCAGCTACTGATAACGGAGTTCTTTTGGGCTCTTGTCAGGGTGTGTTTTTCACTGACGCTTCAACAAGTAAACCAACCTTTGCTAATCACTTAGTTGCTTCAAACACAGCTACTGATATCAAAGCTTTTATAACTGATGACCCATTTCAAGTTTATGAAGTACAATCGGCAGCATCTGGCGCAACTCAACAACTAGACGTTTTCACAAACGCCGATGTTTCTGTTGGCGCAGGTGTTACTCCGCATTTTGTTTCTAAAACTGAAGTAGCGGACGCATCAGACACACAAACAACAGCCAACTTGCGAATTATCGGAGTTTCGGATGATCCTGACAATAGCGACTTAACAGCAGCTAATTGTAATTTTAAAGTGATCATTAACGAACATTTCTATATGACCGCAACTGGCGTATAATAGCAGAATAGGAGAATAAATTATGGCTATATCAAGAGGACAACTAGTAAAAGAACTAGAGCCAGGTTTGAATGCACTATTCGGCTTGGAATACAAAAACTATGCTAACGAACATGCGGAGATTTTTGACACTGAAAACAGTGACAGAGCTTTTGAAGAAGAAGTAATGTTATCTGGTTTCGCAAATGCACCAATCAAAGCAGAAGGAACGGGAGTTTCATTTGACAACGCTCAAGAAACTTTCACCGCTCGTTATACACATGAAACGCTTGCTTTAGCGTTCGCGATCACTGAAGAAGCGATCGAGGATAATTTGTACGATAGACTTGCGTCTAGATATACAAAAGCTTTAGCGAGATCAATGGCTAACACTAAACAAGTGAAAGCAGCTAAGGTGTTAAACAACGGGTTCGGAACAGCAGATGGTGGAGATGGTAAGGAGCTTTTAGCTACTGACCACCCTATCGTTACTGGAACTGAACAGAATGAGTTATCTACTGCAGCAGACCTTAACGAAACATCTTTGGAGCAAGCATTAATTGACATTGCAGCTCTTACAGATGAAAGAGGTTTAAAAATTGCAGCTAAAGGTATGAAATTAATTGTGCCTTCAGCTTTACAATTTACTGCTGAGAGACTTATGAAGTCAACACAAAGAGTTGGAACAGCTGATAATGATATCAATGCAGTTGTATCTATGGGAATGATTCCACAAGGCTATACCGTGAATCATTACTTAACTGATACAGATGCTTGGTTCATTAAAACAGATGTACCTAATGGTCTTAAACATTTTGTGAGAGCACCATTAAAAACAGCTATGGAAGGCGACTTTACAACTGGAAACGTAAGATACAAAGCTAGAGAGAGATACTCATTTGGGTTCTCCGACTGGAGAGGTATTTTCGGATCACCGGGAGCATAATAAAATAATATTTTGTGGCGGGACATAGTTCCGCCACAATTTACTTTTAGAAAGAAAAATGCGACAATTTCTAGTTAATATATGGGCTTATGATTATCATGCTAAATTTGAAGTTTTAGCAGAAGATAATCGTGAATCTATAGAGAAATCAATCCTTGACAAACTAGGAGAAAAGTCTATAAAGTGGGAAACAACAGGAATGTTTAGAGATATTCCCAACAGAATAACCTATGAGGAGGTTATAGATGACCGAAGACCTGTACA